CTGTGTCAGTGGATCTTTGTTATCAGCTCGCACACGTCGTATATAATACTTACTATGCTGAGGATGAATACCACTAGCAGTACTACACAACTGAGATACAGTACCTTCAGGCTTAACTGCGGTAACGGCAACGGACTGGTTAATACCAATAGCGTTAGCATAGAAATCGTTAGTGTTGACAGCCAAATCACGTAATGCCTCCAATCGTTTAGGTAATTCTACATCATCAGGGTTATTCAACAAGGTGTTGTCACAGATACCAGTCATAGACACACCCAACAATGCTTCTTCTTCTGTGTTCTTCTGCCATATCTTACGCAAGTAAGGGAAGTCTGTTAACGATGCCTGGAAAGTACCAAGGATTGTAGCAAGACGAATCTTATTGCTGATATCATCGATACTATCAGTAGAGCGAATGATGCAAGAAGACAGATTACAGAATTGATAAGGACGTAGAATGATTTCACTACATGGGTTTGTTCCAAAATCATAAGTCGCATCACGTCGTCCATTCTTAGCAGCTTGCTTCTGACTAGCTTCACGATTAAAGATACCACGCTCACCTGAATGTGACTCATAAATAGAACTCCATTCTCTCATAAACTGACCGATAGAGGGTGTCTCTTCATACGTAGCTGAGTTATTAGCTAATGCACGTTGAGCTTGTCCATCCCACCAGTTACCTGCCTTAGCATGTGCCATCTTATCATCTGATAAGTCTGACAAACTAATCATTGCTGACCGTCTGACTCCACCCACAACAACAACTTCCCCGATCTTGCAGAGAATATCATGACACTCAAGGGAAGTGAGACGACGACCTGCAGCCCCTTTAAATTTGGTGACACAAAACTTATAAAGTTCTTCCAAAGGTCCAGGTCCAGAGGCTCGTCCTCCAAAGGTCTTAAGTCTAGCTCCTGCTGGACGAACTCGTGATACGTCGAACTTTGGAATCTCGCCAGCGTATAGAAGAGCCAAGAGTTGTCGAAGTGATTTTGCCCATCCTTCTTTAGAATCCGAAACAACAATAGAAGTCTTACTATCAAACAACTGCTCTGGTACTTCAGGTAATTTCTTAACATACTGTTGCTCCACTGAGAATCCAACACCAGTACCACAGAGAAGGATATACATCGCTTCATCAAAGGCTTTAGGGTCATCGATAGGAAGATAAGAACAATTGAATGCAGCCACGTTCTGACGCTCTAATGCAGGACCTGCTGTCATTACTGCTCTCATGCTAGGTACTACATCTAAGCCTACTACTGCTTTCTCTAACTCTTCACGTAGTTCTTTAGTCAGTGTGTAGTTCTGCTTCTCTGCTAAATGCTTAGTCATGAAATCAAAGTAACGTGCTACTGTTTCGTTCCAGTGTTCACGACGACCCTTATCATCTAGGTAACGACTATATCGTGACTTAGCGATAAAGGTATTGTAAGGTGTCATATTGTATGCTGTCATTCGTCTTCATTCCAATCTACTTCTTTAAGAAGTCTTGTATAATTATTCTCTATAATATCACCGAAGGTTTCAACTAAATCTTCTGAAGCCACATCTAGCAGCTCCAGAAGAATCACTTCATCTAAACTCTTCAACCGTTCTTTTAACTCTGGCAGTGTAAGAGTATTCACTGTTTACTTCTTCGTCTTCTTAACTGCTGATACTGGCTTTGCATCCATGCACTTCTCAGCAAAGTCAATAGCTTTCTGAGTAGCTTCCAACAATGCACGTAATTGCTTCAATGAATCTGCTGGTTTGTAATCTGATACCCACAACTGTGTTGACTCACGTAGTCCAGTTTGTAGTGTAAGATCTACCCACCAATCAGTAGCGTCTTTGAATGCACCATCTACATTAACGAATGAGTTCTCACCTGGGAAGAACTTATTAAAGTTAACCTTGCTTTTTGCGTTTGTTTTATCGCCTATCATCATAGCCCTTTTCAATTGTTTAAATAAACCGTCAGATACTTTCTGCTTACATATATTATACACTAGTTACTCCAAGTTGTCAATCATCCGTTGCAGATACCACTGTGCTTTCTTCAGATCTTCTACTCCGTTCTTGTGCTTCCATCGCCATAGGTACTTGATAGCGTTGCCAGTACACATAGCTTCCATTCCATCTAAATCTTTCACCGCCTGTGCAATAGCATCGATACATTCTATGTCTCCTTGTGTATAGTGTGCAGGAGAGTTAACCATATCTTTATCGTCTGCCATTGTAATCTTATGTAAACCTTTAAAGTAATCCTCTAAACTATATTCTTTCTCATAAGGAGGAGGACATATTGTAGTACCTGGAAAATCTCTGTAACTCCAATCCATTATAAATACCTCTTCTTAAGAAAGTCTAGAGACACAAACATCTCATCAAAGCAACCGTCATTCACCTCATGTAACACTACAATACCTCGCCAGTAGTGATTACCTTGAGCACCCATGTACCCTTCGTCATGTTCATAACAACTACCAGCTATGATAGACGTAAGAGTTTTGCCATCCGCTCTAATAGCGTAAGCAACTTGTCTGCCTTGTTGATGCCCCACCACACAGCTCTGGTGCTTCTTAGAGATAATGGCGGCTGCCGATCCGACAGGACGATTAAGAGCTCCCGCAGTAACGTAATGGGCATATAGAACACCATCAACAATAACAGGCTGCTCAAACGGTAAAACTTCCCAACCAGCTTCAGCATACTTTAGATCCTCTATTGAGATAGTGCCATCAAGCATTGAATCGTTCTCTATTGCACGATCAATACGATGCTCATGGTTACCTAGGGTTAATATCATACGTGGCTTGTAGACCTTCTCCTTGTTCCTACGCTGCTTATCTTGTAGCTTGCGTAATGGAGTTAAGAGAATGTCCATTGCTTCATGTGTTGCCTGTATATCATGCTTATATCGTCTTCCTTCAAATGATTTCTTTCCTTTGTCGTAACTGGAGAGACTAGGCATGTCCGCAAAGTCGCCAATATTAATAATAACATCAGGACGCTTCTTAACAATGTAGTTTCCAATCGCTTTAAGGAATGAGTAATCATGATCAGGCTTTACTTGTACATCAGGGATTACTAGATGGGTCGTCAAAGTAAGTTCCTCCGATTTGATATCCATAAAGTGCAGACAATGCACGATTAAATACTGCAGTTACGTCGTGATGAGTAGATCCATCAGGTAGTGTAGTCTGTAGTGTCACAGCACTGCCGTCATCCTCATCTTCATACTCAGACAATCTAATATAGATATTCATTTTTTTCCTTTCACTAGTAGAAGTACATCTACCTGGTGTTTTAAATCGTTAACCTTCTGTATTAAATCAAAGAAGTGCTCTGCATCTACAAGTGCTAGTGGCTTACTGTTATTCTGTTTCAAGATAACTAGTGGCTCAACTAATCCATGCGTCTTTGCTTGCTCATAGTCTTTATATACTGCAATAGCTGCACGATTCTTACACTCGATTGTGTAATTAAACAGCGACCTAGCCAGAGGACTGAGTTGCACATCCTCTCCACCCGCTCCCATGCTCGTTGACCGTACATCATCTTGGTGTAACGTGGAGAATCGGTTGAGTATCTGATCCCTTGTCCACTGCTGAAGCTTTCTTCCTTTTGCTTTTGCTGACTGGGGTTTCAACTTTAATTACCTTTCGTTTCACTATCATTTGCTTAGGGATTGTGATGCTATTGTTACACATACCATCTGTGATTGTACCTGCTAGTTCAATCTGCTGATCATCTTCATAGACAACGAAGCCAACAGTCTTACATTGCAAGTCTTCTCTCTTAGGTTCATGCCACTCACCCTGAGCCAACGCATCTAACCACTCAACTAAAACTAGATTGGAGGATGCCACATTTGGTTTGCTTCTCTTCGTATCCACAATAGCTGACCGTTCTCCAAGACTCGCTTGTCGTCCCCTTCGTAGGCTTGTAGTATAGCAAGATACATTTCCTTTTCGTCTTTGCATTCTTTAAGTAGCCTTTCCGCTTTAACTGGTCCAATGCCCTTGATACCGATGATATTGTCAACTCGATCTCCCACTAGCATTTGTTT